TCGCCGCGCGGTGATTCGTTCACTACGGAAGCGCCGGTCAGTTGGTTGTAGAACTTCTCACGGGAATAGAGCTCGTGCTCGATTCCGTACAGGTGAGTAGCGGTATGAGGGCCACCGAATACGTTTGCACGCTTCATGGCACCGACTACTACCGGCTTCTTGACTTCCGGCTGATGCGCCATCTGCTCGGCCTGCTGGCGTGCAGCCTGTGCAGCCTGTGCGGCTTGCTGTGCAGCTGCAGCGGGCTCCTGAGCTACCTGAGCAGGATCCACACCCAGCATGTCGGCGATAGCGGTACGCTCTTCGTCGCTCAGCTGAGCAGCTGTAGCTTCGGGTTCCGGATCCGGGTCGGGGTCAGCGTCCTCACCGGCTTCCTTGTCCTCGGCCAGAGTTTTGCCGTGAGCGGTCTTATAGGCCTCCTCAATCTGCTTCCACTCTTCCGCGGAGATGTTACCGGCGGCTACTTTCTCGCGGCTGATACCCATCTGTTTGAGAATCGCCGCAACATTTTTTTGCCATTTCTTCATTGCGAAAAAAAGTTAAAGGATTAGTACTATAGTTACATGTGACGGATTTACATAGCTTGTGCAATCTCCTTACCCTCCTTGATGCCGTTAATAACGGCTACAGCGGATTCGAAGTTACCGATCTCGTCAACCAGACCGGCTTTGATTGCGTCTTCGGCATAAAACATCTTTCCGGACAATACGCCTTCGACGGATTCATCCACCGGACGGTGCGTTTTAACGATATCCTGGAAGTTAACAGCCAGCGGGGTAAGTACCTCATCGATCATGGTCTGTGTTTTTCCGTCGATAGCGTCACGGTAAGATTTGTTCTTATCTGCACTCTCCGGAGGATAAATCTCGATAATTTTGATGCCTTGCTTCTTGTAGAACGGACCATAATCGACGAGCTGTACCATAACGCCGATGGATCCGACGTTGCACATCTTATTGAGCGCAATGATACGATCGCAGAGAGAAGCTGCATACATACCGGCGCTGGCGCACATGCCATCTACGACGGCCACTACCGGCTTGGTACGATTCTTCAGTACTTCCTCCAGCCGGATCAGCGATTGCGTGGTACCGCCGGGCGTGTTGAAGACTAAGATAGCGCCGTCGATATCTTCGCTCTGCATAACGTACTCGAGCAGCGATGCGATATCGTCGATGCCCGGCACGATCCACTCGAGATCTTCAGCGCTGAAGTTGAAGTGTGCGTACTTCATCATCATACCGGTGATGCTGAAGATAGCTATACGCTCGGCGCTGTAGCCGGAATTGTTGAAGACGTTACAGATATCGGTGGCGTTCTGCGCGCGCTGTACGGCATTGATCTCCGGATAACCGGATGCAGGCCGCTGCGCCTCGTGAAGAACCGCCTCCATCTCTGTAGTTCCTGTAAGTACCATCGCAAGCGGCGAGGTACGAAGCTCGTTGATGATCTGGTTATTCATAATTATACCTCTTGTTTCGTTTTTAGTATCAGCGTATCGTTGGTGTCGGTGCCTTCCAGCTCCATGACGGCGGGGTATCGGAGGCTTCCGATGGTACGCGTGTATCCTTCTATGGTGTATATACGCGCGATCCAGTACTTGAATTTCGATTTACGGAGCGCAGCGGTGATGCTGTTATCCTCAAAGGTAAAGGTGATATCCTCTTCCTGCAGTTTCCCGCCATCCGTATTCTTCTCGGACCGGTTGAACTGTGCGCGTCCGCGGCTACGGAGTGTGATCACCTTGCTTTCGTCAGACGCAAGGAAGTTCGTTTCCGTGCAGGCGGTCACGTACTTGGCGGGGCATAAAACCACGGTGCTACATATCTGTTCACTGGTCCACATATAGGCTGTTTTTGAAATTCTGTGCAAAGGTACAACTTTTTTTCCAAATGGCAAAAGACACACTTTTTGACATGAAAAATGCACCTCGTTTCCCAACGAAGTGCATCCGAAAATTACCATTAAACCTTAAGCTTGGCAGATCGAACCTCTGCCGGGGTTTATTTCTGCTCTATAGGACCTTGCGTCTGCTCGTACTCTCTCATAAAGGCATTGTGCATGTCATTCAGCATCACATACGTATCGGCCATCGTCGATATCGCATCGGCTAAATCAAATCGGAAGTCCTTCGGTACAATCGCAAGTGTCTGTGAGCACTGGATAAGCGCTTCATTCAAACGCCGGCATTTTTCCATGACCGGGCGCTGTGCCTCCTTCAGTTCCGGCGCAAAATAATCTCTTAACATACCTCTTTCTCCTTTCCTGATTGCATGAAGTTAATACATAATACCTTGTCTTCGAAGACGGCGGTCATGGTCATGTACGTCTCGTCATCTACCAAGGTCGCGTTTACCTTCTCATTGATACTCGGAAGATTTGCGATGATTTGCTCCAGATGCTCTTTGATAGCGTGAACATCGACGCTTTTACTGATCTTACACATAATCGTATTAGTTGTTAGACGTTAAATAATAAAAATCGGATACTACCCGTTGTCTAAAGTCCTAATACGAAGGCTTCGAGTGGTCATTACAGCCAACTCACGGGGTATCCGATTCTACAATTCTGGGATAACCGGAGATAAAAAATGCCGCTCACTTGCGGCGCCTCATCCGGTCGCCCTCGTATATTTTAACTTTAGACGGTGCAAAGGTACTGCTTTTTTTTGACATGAGCAAATTTTTTAAGAAAAAAATGCAGTTTTCTGCCACTTTTTGCAAGAAAAGCGCGTTTTTTGTTCCGAAAAGTGCGATTTTTGTGCTATCTAACCTCTGCGCAAGGTCAGCGTAACCTCTGCTGAAGGCTCCCTAAAAGCCTGTCTTTTGCCATTTGAAAAAATTGTAGTACCTTTGCACTCGATTAGTACTGATTAACAACTTAAAACTTATATCCGAAATGACAAACCTGTTATTATTCATCCCGGCCCTCATGGAAGGAGACATCCATGGCTTTATGGTCAAACTGGCAGTAATGATGTTTGCTTGGCTGCTGGTAGTTATTCTCGCAGGCGTCGATTTGGTCAGCGGTATAGCTGCTTCCAAACGCGCAGGTATCAAACACACGACATCGTGGGGTATGCGACGCACGCTCACAAAGCTGCTTCAGTATTTCGCGGTGTTCTTTGCTTTCTTGTTGCTCGATGTGGTACTGTCGGCGCTCGCGCAGTTCCTGCCCGTCTTCAGTATTCCCATTCTCTCCATCGGAGTCATCATCGGTGAACTGGTCATAGAGGCCGTTTCCGTACTCGAGAACTCCCGTAAGGGTAAGAATAAGGACGAGGACAAGATAGACGACCTCATGCAACTCGCCGCGGCTACCGTCGATGCCGTCGGTACCGAAAAGCTGAAGGAGTATCTGGAGAAGATCAATGAGTATGTAGAATCCAAAAAATCGTAAGTATGAAACAGTATTCCATCGCTGAACGTCAGGCGATCAAGGACCGGCTGGCGTCTGAAGAGCACTTCAGCCGTGACCGGGAGTTATTCGCTCAGATCTTCCCTCACCATCCGCTGATGGCAGAGCTGGCGCGTGTGAATCGCGTAAACAAACCGAGCCTCTGTCGCCGCATGATCTATCAGATGCTGCAGAAGGTCGATGAAGCTGCTATCCTCGAGTACCGGAAGGGTATTCGTGATCACGAGACGCTTACGGGACGGATACGGGTCGTTGACGAGACGATGCCGGTACCGGGAGATGAGCGGGAGACAACCGGGACACTGGCGGTACCCGCTGCGCCCAAAAAGAACATGAAGGCGGAGGAGTTTCCCCAGATCGATTGGACCAATAATCAGTCTGAAGATATCCAGCTGGCGATCCTTCTGTACGACGAGCGCGTCAATACCTGGCAGCAACTCGTAAAGCTGCGTCAGGAGATCGATGATTATCCGGAGAAAGCGCTGGCGATCGCTGATCTCGATGACCGGAACCGGATGGCACACCATGAGCTGGAGGTATTCCAGGATACCGGTATCTTCCCGTGCAAACATCCGCTGGCGGTGAAGTTCATGGCAGAGCGTAAGAAGTTCACGGAATGGCGCGCCCTGAAGGCGAAAGATCCGCAAGCATTTATGAAACAGGTGGCCAACCTGCAGCATAATATCACGCGGTACCGATCGCAGCTGAAGAAGGATAAACTGACCAAGGAAAAACGTGAGGCGATCGAGCGCAATCTGGCAAACTCGGAGCGCTTGCATGAGCTGATGCAGAAGGTGATTAAGGAATGAGAATGTCGGCGGCCATACAGCGCATGAGGCTGATGCGTCAGGCACATTTGGACTTCGGTCTGATGTTCTACGCCTCTCGAGAACCTTTCGGACTCCGGAAGGTGGAGCGCTGCGCCCTCCGGTCACGGCCGGTCGATGCTGCAGGCGATAAAAAGACCTCCGGAAGAAAGTTCGAAATGACCGATCGGTTCCTGTATTTTACGGATCTCGATACCGGCGAATCGAAACAGTGCCGCAAGCGCCTGATAACAAAGGTACGCTTCGGTAATGACTGGTATGAAGTAACACTTGAATAATACATATCCTCTATGAAAAAAGAAAAAACAGTAAGCACCTCGAGTGCCGAAACGACATTCCTTGGCGATGGCATCGGCTATACGCGGTCCAAATCCGGCGGCGTGGCGATGTTTACCATCGACGGTCTGAGCGATGACGAGCAGGAACGGCTGGATACATACCGGCGGCTCTATAGGCCGTACACCGGCGAAAATGTATGCGTCACCGTCGGAGAATATCATATACCCATCTGGGGTGAACTGCATAACCTCTATCCGCAAGAAGTGGATGCGTTGATCCGGGAGAATAAGCTTCTGCCGGGTATTCTGCGCAAACAGGAGGACTTTCTTTACGGTCATGGTCCGTATCTCTATCAGGAGCAGATCGTGGACGGTAAGAAGATCCGTGTACCGGTGGAGGACGAGCAGATCCAGAACTGGCTCGATAGCTGGGAGCAGTACGGCGTCGATAGTTATGAGGACTACCTGCGCCAGTTGATCACCGATTACTACCGTGTGCGTACCTGCGTCACGCAATACCATTTTGCGAAAGGGCGAAAGATTAAAGGATACCAGCGTGGATCCATTCTGGCACTTAGCTACATCGGAGCCGATGAAGCACGCCTGGCGATGGAGGAGAATCCTATCCATCGGCGGGTAAAGCAGAGCGATTGTCATTATGTGGCGGTCGGAGACTGGATGCTGCGCTCGAACGGAATGGATTTTGAAATCTATAACCGGCTGGATCCTGCAGAGCCGTTCAAGTATCCGAATGCGATTGCCTTTAACAGCTCCAAATCATTCGGCAAATGGGTATATGCCTATAATGAGTGGTTTGCCGGCTTGCGTGAATGGGTGAAGGCTTCCAACCTCACGCCTAAGTATCTGAATAGCTATCTGAAAAATGCGCTTAACGCACATGTGCATGTGAAGATCCCGCAAGCGTGGATACAGATCCATTCGGATATCCTGAAAAGTCTCTGCAGTCAGAATGTCAGCACTACGGAAGCGAAATGGGTTCCTGAGTACCGCGGCGTGAAGCTCGTGGATCCGGAAAAGAAAGTACCGTACGCCTTCAACCAGAATATGGTGGATGATCTGATAGCCAATGAGCTGGAGAAGATCACCAACCTCTTATCCGGAGAAGGTAAGAACCAGGGCAAACTGTACGCCACTACCAAGGTCGGTCAGGAAGGCTGGGAGTTTGTAGAGTTCCCGTCTAAGTTCAAAGATTACTTCGATTCGGTCATCAGCTATGACAAACGCGCGGATCAGGTTACGCTCGCCGGTATCGGCATCAACTCCAGTATTACCAATGTGGAGAATGACGGTGTGATATCCAAATCCGGTGCCGATGTCTATTATAACTACGTGGTCTATCTGAATGCGCTTTCGTATCCGGAGAAGTTCGTATGCCGGGAGATCAACCGGGCTATTCAACTCAACTTCCCGCATGCCGTGGAACAAAATATAAAACTCGGTTTCCGTATCGAAGTGCCGGTGAAACAGCAGGACACTACGCCCTCTGATCGGATCACCGAAAAGCAGCCTGTAGGATAGCCGGTAGTGACAAAAAGACGCGATTTTGCAAAAAATTTGTGTTTTCAAAAATTTTTCGATTTTTCCACTCCTACACTCCTACACTCCTACAAGGCAGGGTGTCGGAAAATGTAAAGTGCTTAAAATCAGCGATTTTTGATTTTCAAATTTGGTAGGAGTAGCCAAAAAACACTCCTACAGTGTAGGTGGAGGGTACTCCTACACTCCTACAACTCCTACAGCGTCGAAAAGTGTCACTCCTACATACTCCTACAATTTCCGACACACTCCTACAAAAATCTACAAAGCCAATAACAGCGCTATTCTTATATATATTATATTGAAAATGAATAATTTATATATATAATAATAGGGATTGCCGAAAGACGCAAAAACGCATTTTGTAGGAGTGTAGGAGTGTAGGAGTGGATTTTTGGAAATTTTTTTCAAAAAAAATTGCGTCTTTTGATCTCGCGCCTGCGCATGTGTGTGTATGATATGAGCGTGTGCGCGTGCGCGCGAAAATGACCGTGGAACAATTATAGTGGATAGATAACAGGCCTTTGTGGCGATAGTTTAACGATAAAAAGACAAATCCTTGCGGAAAAATTGTAAATTTCGGCTCGCCGTGGCCGTGTGCAGAATGTATAAACGTCGGTATATCAGTGCCCGGGGCCTCCGGAGTAAAAAAAACAGACATGTGTGTTTGCTTCCGAAGTCCGCGCACGCTGGTTCGCTCGCGTGGATGACACGATCCGGAAAATGACGGATATATGATTTTGCCCAGTTATCAACAGGTTATTAACAATTTCAACAAAATGGCAACTAACATCGAGCAAATAAGAAATTTGGATCCTAAAACCGTAAGTCTCATCAAACAGACGAATGGTCAGCAGCTCGGAGGAGCCTCTAAGGAGTTAGCGGATGTCATTCTGCAGATATCGCGTGCTTACGAGATCTTCAGCAGCCCGGATTCAGATGGTACAATCATGAGTGCGGCCATACAGCTGCAGAAGGAGTTCCCTACCATTAGCCTGCGTACTGCACGGCGTCGTATATCTGAAAGCATATCCTATGTACACTCTCAGATGGATACATGCCCGGAGGAATGGCTGGAGTTCTATGCCGATAAGATGGATCGCCTCGGTAGCCTGTGTGAAAAGAATGGTGAACTGGAGGCGGCCAGACGGTCATACGAGATAGCATGTGAGTATCGCACAAAAGCCGCTGCGGGTCGCGTGGATCCGGAGC